GCGCTGATGATGTATGAACCACTGTATATAAGTTCAACAAGTTCTAACTCACCATCACCATCAATATCATATCTGTTCCAAACTGTAACAACTGTTACTTGACGACTATCTGGATCGGCACTACTAGCACTACTTACAGGAATACCCATAACAGGAACACTATCTCTTGCGTGAATTGCTAAGTTGTTTAATACACTACCTGCTTGGAATGCACCGTTCATATTGTATTCTGCGTGAGTCCTAAATTCTTCTAAATTAATGCCTGGATATAGTTCCAATACTTCTTGTATACTCATTGGATCATAATAACCACAGAATGGTTGATTTCTCATTTCAGGAACTGTAGGATCACATATCCAATAGTGTTGTGCAATTGGGTGAAATCTAACATTAATATTGTAACCAGTTAGTTTATATTTGGCTACATATATTGTGTTGCGTTTGATTGCGTCATTTAATACTGATTGTTCACTATTCAGCATCATATCTTGTTCATCCATTTGCTCGTCTAATTCGCTTTCACCTTGTAGTGTTGCTATAAACTCATCAAGTTTTGCTTGACCAAGATTTGCTTTTTCTTCACCTAAATTTTGTTGTATTTCTGCTAATGCACTTTGTAAGTCAACATTTACTCTGCGTTTACTTTGACGCAATGCTGTTAGTCCACTTTCACCTGCTTGTTGTTCAAATGCTCTTAATTGGTCATTTGTGCCTTGTGTTTCTACATAACGAGTGATAGGTTCACGAATGGGCTTAATCATCATCATACCATTCTTGTGCATCATAGCATCCATAATCCAACGCTCTAATATAAAGTGTGGGTCATTCATTTGATTAACAACTTTACTAACCATATCAGTTGCTTGTCTGGCTGCTATTTCATCTTCTTCTGTATCTGCTACAAACTCAAAGTTAATTTCCCCATTGGGCATTAGTCCTTTAGCAACAACTGCTGTTGCGTAATCTACAACTGGCTTTACACTTGGGTGAATATAGTCAATGCCATTTACAGGTGCTGTTGAATCAGTTACAGCAAGACATAGATAGTGATAGTCACTAGCACGATTGACTGCGTTTTTTGTGCCTAAATAACGCAAATAACTAGCCATTTTGACATCCATAAGATTTTTCATACGGACAAAATTAGCATTAATTTTTCTGTTTTGATTGATGGATTCAATTGGGATATTCTTAATATCTAACATATTGGGGGTTTACCTTTAGTATCTACTATTTAGTCATATGCTTTTTGTCTGTGTCATTAGCGTTGTTATTTAATATCTAACGGTCGTTGTTTTGTAGCAACAATACAATAAAATACTTCTTTTACAACAGAATCCTCACCCTGCTCATCTTTAGTTTGAAGGGCAAACTGGAAGTCGTTAAAAATATTAATATCAAACCCGCATCGTATTAGTAATGCTGCCAATTGTGATTGACCTAAAATGCTATAGTGATTTAGATTCCATTCGTGCTTACGATCACAATTTGGAGCAGGGACTTCAATATAAATTTTACCGCCTTGCTTTAATATACGATTATATTCCATTAAACTAAAGATAGGATATGGACTATGTTCTAATGCATGACGCAAGAAAATAAAATCTACACTCTCATCATAGTATCCATCTTTTTGTGGTAAGAAACTTAAGTCATACATTTTAATAGTATGACCTTTATCTTCACAAATTTTAATATCACCAGGACTTAATGTAACACCAGTCACATCAGTATATCCTCGTTCTTTCATACCATCTAGAAAATAACCAGGACCACAGCCCAAATCTAAAATTTTAGCATCTTTTGGTATATTTAATGGGTCTATATATTGTGTAATAACTTGTGATGTTAAACTTTCATGCATCTGACTATCACCTTCATCATAGATGTGTGCGGTGTATAGCCATTCATTATAGAATTTTAACTTGAGCAAATCAAGTGTGTTGTTGATATCAATCATTTAGATTCCTTAATTAGGTAATATTATACGAGGTTGATTGTCTGCTATATCGTATATTAAATGACATGCCTGACATTTGTATTCTTCTAGGCTGTCATCCATCTCGTAAATAGTATGTGGTATTTCATTTAATATCATCATCTTTTCAAATATTTGTGCGTGTTTTTCACACATAATTACAGGTGTATTTTCACCTACGGTTGTTAAAAATCTTGGTTCCATATTGTTCCTTAATTTGCTGAAAAATTCTTTTTCCAAGCAGGTTTATTGCTGTCATCTCTTTTTACATATCTATCTCGTTGTGCCATCATTCTTTGTTGAGGGCTACGATTGTCCCAGGGTTCTGCTATATTCTGTAAACAAGCAAGTATTCCATAACGACAACTATCAATACAGTCGTCTGGATCACTAAATCTACCACGCTCATCAACAAAATAGTTTTGTGCTTCACTTAAAAAGTTTGTACAATTTTCATTGACCATTAAACTGCCCACTTCTAACATTTGCCGCATTTGATTGATACCATAACTCTTGTGATTAGTTACACGACCTTCGTTATCTGGAGGATTCATTATTGCTTTCTCATACACATTTAGTTCATAACTCTCAAACAGTTCTCTAATACTATTTGAACTCATAGTGTATCTGCCACTAGTGTTTGCGTCAGCAGGTAAAACAATAGGAGTACCAAACACTTCAGGACGAAGGAGATGATTGATATACTGCGTGGGGACAGCTTCTTCAATACCCTGCACAATAATCTGTTTATGTAAGTATGCTGTTCTTTCATGTGGTTCCCAATAGATTAAACTAATAACTGTTTTATCATTAACTAAACCCAAGTCAAGAGAAATAACTCTTTGTATATTGGGCATACGCATAAAATCAATCTCACCCGTCTTGTATGTAGGCCAGTTACTTAATTGGAACACAGCTCCTTTACCCATAACTGGCTTGCCAGCAATACGAGCTTCTCGTTCATGTGGTAAGTAATCTCGTTCAAGTTGTCTACGAGTTGCGTTTAATAAAAATGGTAAGCCCCAGGGATCGTACTCTGGACAATCATCCCAGCTAACACGAATATACTCATAGCCTTCTTCTTTGTTCCAAAACTTACTTACTAATCCATTCAATCCTTTTAATGGCGTGAATGAACATAGAACTTTGCCCTGCGTTGTTGCGGTTCGTGTAACGATTTCACTGAAGAAGTCGTCTGGTGGTTGTTCATCAAATACTGCGAGATTAAGTTTGAATCCTTGTAGTTGTCGTACTTCTTGCGTATAATTGGCAAATAACAAATAACTATTACCACCAGACCTATGCTTAATTTCAACTCCAATACAATTTGCGCCATCATTACGCATTGTAGTAGTAATAATATGCTCCCGTGGTATAGCACCAGATCCAAGATTTTCAGTGATTTTAACATCTTGTGTTCCTAATAATTCATTTTGTAATACTAGTGCTACTTGACTCCAGCCCTCACCAGCTACCATTGCTGTGATAGGACCATTAAAACGATAGCCTTCCCACCAATCAGGATATAGTCCTGTTAGATGATATGCTGTTTCAAAACAAGTACTAACTGTTTTACCAATACGATTAGCGGCAAGAATACCTCTACGCTCACTAGTTCCTGTTTTGAAAAACTCTGTTTGATGTTTGAATGGTCTAAAGTATTTAAGTTGATGGTATCTCATATCTTCAGCAATTTCAATACTCAAGTCCATTAGTTTTGTTTTTAATGGACCTGGTATTGTTTTCAATGCGTCTATAGTAAGATTGTTTTCATCCACACTATATCTTAATGCTCTTGCCATTAATACATCTTCTCCTAACATTCGTAATTCCTTATAACAAGTTCAGTGCCTCGTTTTTTGTTTTTTCTACTACTATTTTGTTTGCTAACTGTGTAGGTTGCTCTTGTGTATTTGTGTTCAGGAAACCAAACATTTAATTCGTCAAAATCATAATAACTCAAAGCAAACTTACCTTGTATGTTGTTCAAACAATTTGCTAGTAGTTTATGTTGTTCTGTGCCAAACCCTTGTGTGTAATAATGTTCTTTATTGTAATAGGGAGGATCTATGTAGAAAAAAGTATTAGGGCTATCATATTTTTTTATAACATCAACACAATCTAAATTCTCTACTGTTAGTTCTTTTAACCTAGTTGTAATTTTACCATCACTTAACTTCTTTAGTAATGGATTTAATCCATGTATGTTCTTCTTATCAAAGTAAACACTACTATTCAATCCTAATGTATTACCTGTAAAACTTTGAACTTCTAAATATAGATATTTTACTGCTGTTTCTAAATTTAATGTTGGTTTTACTTCACCAAATATATCTTGTTGAAACTGTTTGTATAACATAGCATCTTGTTGTGGATGCTTGTTAAGTTCAAGTTTTACTAATGAGGGATCAATACTAAATTGCTTAAAGATATTAGCTAATTGTGGATTTAAGTCATTGTATACTTTTGTACTTGCTTTATGTAATACTTTACTTTTGACTGATACCCAACCAGCACCACCAAACACATCTACAAATGTATCAAAGAATATTGGAAACATATTATCCAAATATTTAATGTGGTGTGCCTTACCACCTATATATGGAAACATTAACTAGCCTTCAAATCTTTATGAACAAAATATATTGCTTCTAATGCTTGACTAATATCTTTAAGTTCTGTGGGATTAAGTTTCCAAGTATCTGGATCATCTATTACTACACCATCACGCTTGTCAAGCCCTGCTTGTAATCGTTCTGTTAGTAGTCGTAGTATGTGTTCGCATTGACCTGGAAACTTTTCAGCAAAAGCCACACGATGACTTGCGTTAATCTTTTGTAAGATTAATGTTTCACGCACTTTTGTTTCTTCTTGTGCTTTACGAATTTCGGTGTCTCTTGCGTTTTCCATCATATAGCCTTAGAAAGATCCCACGGATTACTAATAGCATCTTGGTTCAATGTGCCAAACTCACGGTCAATCCATACATCCCATTGACTTGATTTATTAACACGCATTGCTTTCATCATACTACGCAATCTACGACCGATAGGTGTAAGTGTTCCATCTTCACGCTGAATAGTTTGCTCACCCGTGCGTGGATCAATCCATTTGTATATTTCTGGGCGAGTGCGACCAAACTTATCAATCTTTTCACCTACAGCATATTGTTCTAATGGACCTAGTATTTCATAACTAATTTCACCAGTCTTGTATTTTCTAAACATACAATGACACTTCTTACCACGAGCCCTTGAGTCCTCATTTGGATGTGGAACTAATGGACTAAAGAATAAGTTTTGTATTTGTTCTCTGTCAGGTAAACTTTCATCACGCTTTGGAACTGGCTTCAAATCTTCTACAGGAACCATATCAATTTTATCTACATATGGATTGTCGCTACCTAAGTATGCTGGATCAACTTCCTCACCATTCAACACATCCATTGCTGTTTGATATTTAAGTTTGTTAGCACGACCTTTTAAGTTCAATACTACACCAGTTTGGTCAAACACGAAACGCTCAAGTTCTTTTGCCGTAGGAAAGTCAGTCATTAGACCTTCTAAGTCAAACTCTGTGCTTACAGGTTCTAACACAAGTTTATGTGTTTTACTTTCGTGTATTACTTTTTTCTTTTTTGTGGGCGTTGTTGTAGGTTCTACAGATGAAGTTGCTTCATCATCCCAGGGATTGTTTTCTGTCGTCATTTCTTTTCCTTAAATTAACTATACGAAACTTGAGTAGCCCTATGCTACTCAAGTGTATTTACTACAATCAGCCCTTAGTTGTAGGCTTTTTGTATTTGCTTGGTAGTTTGCTACCATTCGCTGTTGGATTCTTTTTAGGACCTTGTGGTAAATCTCTAGCAAGACCTTCAACTGCTGGGTCAATGTGTGGCTTCATACCACGACCGCGTCCTTCAAGTGCTGATATTACCATATCTGCTAATTGTGATTTTTCACCACTACTTGTAGATTTTGCTTTCATAAAATCATCACGCTTGCTACTTGTGCCTTGATTGCCAGTTGTAGGGCCACGCTTTTGATTGATTGCTTTTGCTTGGGGGTTTTTTGTGTTCATCATATAAATGATCCTGTTTCTAAATAAACTGTGCCAGTGCCAGTTGGAGCAATGGCGCTAATAAAGACATTACCAGGACTTGTTATTCCTGTGTTAATAAATGTTTGCTGACCTGTTGGAACAGCAAATACTGCTTGTGAGTTGGCTGCACCATTTGTTGGAGCAACAATACTGCCGGATGTGGTTGATACCTTCATAAACACAATATTGCCACTACTGTTAGTAATGCGAACATTTTGAAACACTTCCGATGATACGGCTACATTTGTTGTTGCTGATACATTTGTAAAATCAACAGCAAAACAATTACCTGTTGGGGCAAAGAAACTTGTATTCAATATCATTTTTGATTCCCTTTAGTTGGGCCACGACCAAAGTCAAAACTTTCTCTACCAATTTTTGGCATTGATTTTGTTTGACCATCACTAACTGCTTGACGAACTTGTGGCTTGCCCGCAAACATTTCTTTACCACAAGATGGCATTGCTGTGCCGCCACCTGTTGGACCACGACCTTTGTTGATTAGTTTCCCATCATTCATAGTTCCGGTGTGATGATTAGTCATATACTTAGTTGAGCGACTAGGAGCCATACGCTCCATACCGTCAAAGTTCATATTGCTATCAGTTTGTGTTTTACCATTTGCTTTCATTTGGATTTTCCTTTTGTTTTCTTTGCTGTTTTTAGTGACTGCTTAAACGCACTCGCTGTTGGTGCACCTTTAGTGCCCGGCTTACGCATCTTTTCATTAGAGCCTGCTTTTATGCGCTCTCTCTTGGCGTGAATATTTGCGTATAATCCGTTTTTCATATTACTATTTATTCTTTACTTAAACCAGTAAGTTTTGCTAATGCCTCAGCAAACGCAACTTTTTTAGCTTCAATTGTATCACTGCTATCTGTTACTTCAATTTTAGCCATATTAGTCATTACTTTGTTTAATATCAAGTTATGATATTTAATGATTAACTGACTGTCGTTATTCTGTCTTGCTAATAAGAAATCATTGACAAGTAGTTCCTCGTAGGGCTTTCCACCTGCTTTGATTTCTAACATCTCTAATAATCCGCCAACACTAAGTTGGTTGCGTCCGTCTTTTTTACGACCCGCGCCTGGACGAGCACCGCCCATTGGTTTCTTTGCTGTAGTAGTTTTCTTTTCCATAAAGTATTTATCTTTCTATTTAGGGTATGTTTTACTTAACCAATCTAAATTCTGTCTATTTGGGTTAGGTTCATACCATCCATTTCCTGTATGTATATTTAGAATGCTTTGAAAGTATTCCTCATACATAGGACCAACTTTGTCTAATGTAAAGTTTTCTGCCCAAGTTCTACAATCTATTGGCTTAATCTTATCAATGTTTTCAGTAGCCCATAAGAACTGCTCAAATGTTCTACAACGATATCCCGTTACTCCATGTATATTGTTCTCTACAAAACTACCCCAATCTGTAGTAATTGTAGGAGTGCCACTCATCAATAGTTCTACTTGAACACCACCAAATGGTTCTACATATTGACTAGGAACAAACGCACCTTTAGCATTAGCCATTAGTTTTCTGCGTTTTTCTGTATCAGCGTACCCCATAAACTCTACATTGCTTGGGAATGACATATTGTCTGGGTTTTGTCCAGCAATCTTAACTTTGATATGTGGTAACTTCTCTGCTATTTGGTTAACGATATGTACGCCTTTACCCTCGTAAACCCTACCCAAATATAAAAAATAGTTTTCTTTCTTTTCTTGATATGTAAAATCATCTGGGTCAAAGTAGTTTGGTATAACAACATCATACCATCCTTGATTACAACTTCCTACATTGTTTAATCCACAATAAGCATGATAGATAGCATAACTTTCAAATATCTTCCATTTCGCAAAATGTCCACCAGCATATCCAATGCCTGGTTCTACACATATCATATCAGTATGAGCATCACATATAGGTTTTACCCCTGATCCCCAGAATGGTAGTATAAAATCGTTCTTTTGTTTTCGTTTCCCTACCTCTTTGATAGCATTAGCAAAAAATGTAGTATACGCATGGTCGTTGTTGTCAAACTTAAAGAAGTTTTTACGCCAATCATATGATCCATATGCTTTTTCTAAATCACTGTTGTCAATTACGGTTACATGTTCGTCACAAATTACATCACTATCAGCATGACCATAATGTATAATTTCATGCCCTAATTTTTTCATCATCTTGCCAAACTTCCACACTTTTTGTGTGTAGGCGCAAGCGACATATTCTTTACTTGTTACTGTATGTGGTAAACCTAATATATGAAATCTCATTTCTATTCCTTTTCTATATCATATTTAGTTAAACAGTAAATACAATAATATAAAGGAATAGAAATGAGTTATACTTGGAGACCCGCTAACGGATTAGATGTGCCACATATTGTCAAGATGGCTGAAGATTATTTTCAAACAGAAATAGATACTATCTTTACACCAGACACTGTTGCGTATAGTCGTAATATTACCCATGCTGTTGTCAATCAATTTTTTTGTCCTACAACTGAATTATTATCAGTTGCTACAGACGATACAAATAACATAGTTGCTTACACTTGGGCTAAAGCGGGTGAACGCTCATCTTGGAGTGATGATGAAATGATTATCATCAAAATGGCACATCTGTCACTAAATCTATCCGCAAGAGAAAGAGTTAAGTTAGTAATAGATATGCTACACTTGTGGGAGACCTTTGCTACTTTGGCTAATGTTCGTATTATCTGTTCTACTACAATGCGTAAAGACCAATCAAGTTTTCTAAAACTACACGAAAAACATGGGTACGATGTTCGTGGTAGTTATGCTTACAAACGATTGCCTAGTAGAGATTCACTCCAGTGTTGATCGCAACATCCAAATAGATTTCTCTATATCTAATGCTTGATCCTGTGCGTAGTTACTTATTTCTTCTAATCCTTCATCTGAAGCAATAATAATTAGTTCTTTGAAATCACCTAACAAGTGTTCAAGATCCATCATTACTAATTCTAACAGTTCATCCGCTGTGCCTTCTATAGAATCGTTGGATATTGTACTGTTGTCAATAATATCAACCAAACTGGTAGGCATGAATTCTTGCATTGTGCGTAATATCTCACCAATCTTATCAATCTCTGCTTGGCGTCGTTCATAAACACCTCCCAGCATTTTGTGGTCACTGCGAAAAGT